ATCTTAATGCTTTAGAAACGCTTAATTTAGCTTTTGTGATGATGACTGATTTAGAAGGAGAAAATTCTTTATTACGAAGTGAATTACTAACTTTGAGGCACGAAGCAGAAATAATTATAGCAGAATTGACTGAAAGAGTTAAAACGCTGGAGATGATAGATGACTTATAAAAGATGTATAGGTGGGATTAATAAGATTTAACACCTGCAATATTTACAAAGGCTATAAAGTCTTGTTTTTTAACGAATTAAATGGACAAAGTGCATGAAACTTTACTAAAAAATTATGCAAACATTTAACAAGCACCAACAAAACATTTAACATTTGTATGGATATAATATGACAAACAAAAGAAAAATGTAAGCCTTTAGATTGACTTTGGAAAATAATATCCAATTTTAGCTTTATAGTGGAAAAAATAGGCGCAGAGCAAGAAAAATAGGCGCAATGATGGAAAATAATAACTTTGTGGCTCAATTTTGATACGATATGATACGCATTTATACGAATAATGAGCTTTAAAAGGGATAAATAATGTAATTTAGTGACTTTAATGACAACTTATGACTTTAATCTTTATAATATTAGCAGCATTCTGTAATTCGGTAATGGATGTTTTATCTACCAGGTATTATGTTTCTATATTTGGAAACTTTAAAAATAGACAATTTTGGGATTGGAATATGTCCTGGAGAAACAAATGGCAGTGGGGCGAGAAAGAAAATGGAGAAAAGTTTTTATTTTCTTCAACTATGCTTTCGTTTTTAACAGATGGGTGGCATTTATTTAAAGCCTTAATGTTACTCTTTATTTCTTTAGCTATTGTAACTTATAAACCTATCTTTGGGTATTTTGATATAATCCTATTCTCTATTATTTGGGGAGTAGTCTTTGAATTGTTTTACACTAAAATACTTTTAAAATGACACTATTAATTATTTATTGGATTGCAAGTACAATTTTGAATGTTTTTGTATGGATATGGATTATTAACAAGAAGTTAAAGAAGAAATAAATAAGCTATGAGTACAACAATCTTAAAGAAAAAAGCAGACGCTATATTCTCTATTTATATTCGTTTAAAGTACGCTGATGAGAATTTAGATGTCCAGTGCTTTACTTGCGATAAGGTAATGCCTTACAAGAAAATTCAAAACGGTCATTTTTATTCAAGGGGTATATTAAGCCTAAGATATGATGAACAAAATTGTCGTCCACAGTGCTACGGATGCAATATTGCTCAAAAAGGCAATTATATTGAATATTATAAAAGGCTGGAAAGAGAAATTGGTAAGGGTGGAATGGATTTTCTCGAACACAAAAGGCACCAGGTAAAGAAGATGGGTAAAGCTGACTATCAAGAATTAATTGACCTGTACACACAGAAAGTAGCTGATTTATAAAAATATATTACCTTTGTAAAATGAAAACCGAATTAGTAAGTATCAAATTAGTAAAGTCAAACCCTAATAATCCAAGAATTATAAAGGATGATAAATTTGCAAAGTTAGTAGCATCAATTAAGGAGTTTCCAAAGATGCTTGAAATAAGACCTATTGTTGTAAACGATGATATGATTGTTTTAGGTGGTAATATGAGATTAAAGGCTTGTATTCACGCTGGATTAAAAGAAGTGCCAATTATTAAAGTTACTGATTTGACAGAGCAAGAACAAAAGCAGTTTATTATAAAAGATAATGTAAGCGGTGGCGAATGGGATTGGAATATGTTAGCTAATGAATGGGATGCAGAAGAACTTGATGCTTGGGGTTTAGATGTACCAGATTTTGGTAAAGAATTAGAAGCTGAAGAAGATGACTTTGAAACACCTGAAGGCGGAATAGAAACAGATATTGTTTTAGGCGATTTATTTGAGATTGGGGAGCATAGGTTGCTTTGTGGGGATAGTACAGATAGCGATGCAGTAGCAAAGTTAATGGATGGTAAAAAATGGGATTTAATGGCAACATCACCTCCATATAATCAAGGTAATAGTTGTGGTAATTTATTACATACAAAAGGATTAGGAACAGGCAAAAAAGATGTAAAATTATACGAAGATAAAAATTCAGATAATAGAAGTTCAGAAGATTATTTTAAATTTTGTATAGATATATTATCAACTTCATCAATATTTAAAAACGAAAATGAACATACTGTTTGTTGGAATGTAGCATATAATGCAAAAAGTAGAAATGATTACGGTAAAATAATATTTTCAAATGATAATCCATTTGAAGTTAAGGAAACAATAATTTGGGATAAAACACATTCAATAAATTTACCACAAGTAGGGATATATTCAAGAAGATGTGAATTTGTGTTTGTAATGAGTGCAAATGAAAAATATCATACAAGTCAAAAATATAACGATTGTAGATGGAATTATTGGCAAATAAAATCAGCAGGTAGTCAAATAACAGGAGAAGAAGTTGAACATCGTGCAGCATATCCAATAGAATTTGCTTCAAATATGGTAAGTGATTTTAGTTTACAAAAAGATATAATTTATGAACCATTTACCGGTAGCGGAACAACAATGGTAGCAGCACACCAATTAAATCGTAAATGCTACGGTATGGAATTAGACCCAAAGTATTGCCAGGTAATAGTAGACCGAATGATTAAACTTGACCCAACGATTAAAATTAAAAGGAACGGAGTAGATTATGGCATATAAAACAGAGGAATTAGAGAAGAAATCTTTAGAGGCTATTGAAAAGCATAAATTGTTTTTTATTGAGGATGTAGTGGCGTTTTTACCTTGCGATAAGACTACCTTTTACAATCATAAATTGCACGAATTCCACACAATAAAAGAAGCACTTGAAAAAAACAAAGTAGAGATTAAAACATCTATGCGTTCAAAGTGGTATAAAAGCGAAAACCCAACTTTACAGATGGGATTATATAAGTTAATCGGAACACCTGAAGAAGCCGAACGATTAGGTACTACTTTAAAACATACAGGCGGTATGGATTTAGGTATTACTTTCAACGAGACTAAAACCTATGATACTAACGAAGAAGCAGACTAAAGCACTCGATAGATTAGAAGACAACAAAACAAGCGAGGTTATATTTGGAGGTGGGGTAGCAGGAGGTAAATCAGCACTTGGTGTTTATTGGATTATTAAATGCTGCTTAAAATATCCAGGCTCAAGATGGTTAATGGGTAGAGCAGTCCTTAAAACTTTAAAAGATACCACCTTAAATTCGTTTTACGATGTTTGCAAACTGCAAGGTATAAAGTCAGGGCAACACTATATTTATAACGCTCAATCTAATATAATTACATTCTCAAATGGCTCGGCTATTTACCTAAAAGATTTGTTTCAATATCCTTCGGATATTAATTTTGATGAATTAGGTTCACTTGAAATTTCTGGAGCATTTATTGACGAATGCAATCAAATAACAGAGAAAGCCTGGAACATAGTTAAGTCAAGGATAAGATACAAGCTAACGGAATTTAATATAATACCAAAGATGTTAGGCACTTGCAATCCTGCAAAGGGATATGTTTATAATAATTTCTATAAGCCTACTAAAGATGGTACGATAAGCGAAAGCAAAGCCTTTATACAATCTTTAATACAGGACAATCCTTATATTTCAGAGCATTATATTCAATCTTTGCAATCTTTAGATAAGGTAAGTAAGGAGCGTTTACTATTTGGTAACTGGGAATATGATGACAATGATAACGCTTTAATTGAGTATGATAAGATTATTGATATGTTTACTAACGAACACATACCAAGCGGTAAAGGTTACATATCAGCCGATATTGCACGATTTGGTAAGGATAATACTTTAATTATGGTTTGGAGTGGCTTTAGAGTTATCGAGATACATAAGTTAGCTAACAAGGCAACAAACGAAGTAGCAGCATTCATTAAGCATTTAAGTAAAAAGCATTCAATTCCTTATTCTCAAATTATTTGTGATGAAGATGGGGTCGGTGGCGGTGTGGTCGATTATGGATTTAAAGGATTTGTAAACAATAGCAAAGCACTAACGGGCAACTACATAAACTTAAAGTCCGAGTGTTATTACAAGTTAGCAGAACTAATCAACCAAGCTGGAGTATGGGTAATGACCGAAGATGTAACTATCAAAAAGGAATTAACCGAAGAACTTGAGTGGGTACAAAGACACAACGCTGACAAGGATGGTAAGTTAGCGGTGCTACCTAAAGACAAAGTAAAAGAACATTTAGGTCGAAGTCCCGATATAAGTGATGCCCTAATGATGCGGATGTGGTTTGAACTTAAGAAGTTTGACTTTGTTGTAATGTAAAAGTTATCTAAATTTATCGTAAATTTGTAAAAATAATTGCTTATGAATCTCATACAAAGAATTAAAGCTGCTATA